CATACCCATGCGCATGTTGTTGTAAGCATCGTTTAACATCGTTTGCCTATAGTCGGGAAGTGCGTTCGTCATAGTGTATGCAGGGTTCTCTCCCCACTGCGAAAACCCGCCCTGCAAAGCCACGGGCGTATCTTCAAAACCAAACGCCCTTGAATAGTCCATAATCGTGTTGTACGTCTTTGGATCCACCACTCCGGGTTGAATGTAGTTTTGATACCAATTTGGATCTACATCCATGCCCCTCGTGTGTAGGTTTTTCAGCTCAGCGGGACCCACTATGCCCATCAATCGCATGGCCATGTTGGGGTCGATGCCCTCAACCCGCTCGCCTGCAATGATTTTTTGAATTGTTGGCATCATGGCCTGGATGGTCTGTTGCCTTCGTTCGAGCTCTTCCTTATTAGGCGCCGCCAAGCCGTAAGCTTGGTTTGCACCCAAACTTGGTCGTGTGTTATTCATCGTTATCCCTCCTTAGGATCGAAATGGGTTGAGCGAGTCACTTCTATAAGGTGACAGGGGGCGGTCTATTTTTTTCACACCACTTAAAACAGTCGTCGAAAAAGTGGGTAAAAGAGAGCCCTCTTGTCCAAAGTTTGTTCCTGCCAGCAATTCGGCGGATTGATTGTAATCCAGGCCACTTAGACCTAATGGGTTGGCTTGGCCCGGCCATAGCCCGGTGCGGTCCTTGTACCCGAGATTCCACTGTTGGTCGAGAACCCGGTCTTGATAATCGGACTGTTTCCCAAACTGCCACAAGTTCACTCCCATGTTCAAGGCGTTGTTGAGTAGGCCGGAAGATTGCTGCCCTCTGCTTAGTGCATACTGTGCGGCTAACTGCTGTTGTTGCAACGCCTGCTGTTGTGATTGACCTTGCATTTGTTGTGCTAATGAAGCAATTTGATCAGACCTTGCACTTTCAATTTCGGCTGCTCTGGAAAGCTCAAAAGCGTCACCTGGCATTTGACCATAAAACCCTCTGGCAATATTACTGCGTTCTATCGCCTTCAGGTTTTCCTTTAGTTGCTCGTCATATAGCGGATTCAAAAGTTTCTTCGCTTGTTGTTCTGCTTCTTCTATGGTAAGTGTCGGGGGAGCCATTTCTTGTACCTGTTTGGCAGCTTGTTTTTGTGCATTCGCTTGTATTGCAGAACTTCCTATTGCGGCAGCACCACTAATTAATGCTGCGGTTACTGGATCAGCCATCTTTCATCCCTCCTTTGAATTCATTTTTTAATAAGCCATATATATAAATGTCCTCCCTTTCTCCATTGTGAATGGTAGCTTTTCTCTCTATCCCTTCATGTTCAAAACCGAATAATTCAGCAAGTCTTCTAGCTATGCGGTTCGTTCGGAGGACTTTCAAACGAACCCTTTCCAGGCCAAGCCAATCTTCCGAGAAGGCGGCACGAAGAAGAATTCTTCCCGCAATGTGACTAAGACCGCGCCCTCTTTTGTCTGGAATAACGATCCCTGCATCTGCGTTCTTTCGTTCGGTGTCAATGTTATAGAGGGTAACGTACCCGACAGGTGTATCATCGTCAAGGCGTATCATGTAAACAACCGATGGCAAGGACATGTTGGGGGGTTCTACTTGAATTAACTTTCGTGTGTTTTCATTCTCCAACCATTTTTCCAGAACAGGAAGATCCGCTTCTGTTGCCTTTGTTAGTTTCACACGGGAACACCCCCTGCGTCTACCCATTTTGTTCCGTCCCACCAGATCGGCTTGCCCAAGCTGGTATCGAAGTGGCATGAAAAAAGCGGAGGGTCGGAAGGGCGTTCATCCCCTCCACTCCGCAACTGCTTCACCTTTGTTATAATCTCTTGGATCTGCGCTTCTAGCCTTGGATCGTTAAAGTGTGCTACTCTCCTTGGCATACCAACACCACCTAAAATTCGTACTTCACTTGTAGTTGCAACCCCCATTTGTCTTGTTGGGGTTTCATGTAGTCTGTGTGTTGCACTAGCCAGTGATCACACCAGTCTGTCAGTCTGATAGAGAAGTCTTTGATTTTAACTTCGGCATAGAGTTTGTAGTCAATTCGTGTCGGTACGCCGGAAGGTATGAAAACCTTTGTAACGATTTCGGGTGTAGGAGTACCGAATGAGGTTCCCAAGGTTAAAAACCCGAAAATATTTTTGTGTACGTCCACTTCCCAGTAGTATGTTTCTGAAACGAAATCATAATTTCCCGAAACGTGTCCTCCAACACTTGCCTGTGTTACACTTGCCATAATTAGAACGAATACTATAGCAATGAGCAACACAAAAACGGTGTCCATTTTCCATGCTTTCATTTTTTCTTGATTCCTCCTTTATGCTTATTTTGTCCTACAGTTTCATAATGTATGCAAGTGCATAATAGGGTGGTCTATTTTCGTGGGCTTGTCCACCACCAGCACTAGCGGTACTGCCTGAGACAGTATGAGCATGAGCACCCTCACTGCTGGTTTGCTTGGATGAGAAATCGAATACATACCCGCTAGTCGACCCCCCTCCAGGGACCGCACTGTCACCACTAATGTAAGTATGTCTGTGGGAACCAGCCGTGTTCGCATTCAAATTTCCCGCCCCGTGATTATGGGATGGTATCTGATTCACATTAAGCGTGACTGTGTTAGACCCGCCAGTATTCCCCGGACTATATGCCCCTCCTGCCCCGACAATGAATCTATCTCTTAAATCGGGCGTTCCGTTTGAGCCGTTGCATAAGGCCCAGCCGGAAGGAATGTTTGCAATAGCCCCAGACCACATGGCGATAATGCCAGAGGGAATATCTGCAATTGACGCTGCCCCGATCATTGCAGGAGTAATCCGATCTGCACCACCAATCGCATGAGAACTAGCATGAGAAGAAGGTGCGATTGTACCGCTTGTTGCGATGGTAACTTCTTTTGTGGCAGTGTTTTGACTGATTGCTACATTTGCGCCAGCTTTGAGTGTGATATTGCCACCTTGAATATTGTTAATAGCATTAATGTGACCACTGTGCGGAGCATTAGCATCAATGTGTGTCTTGGCGGCTTTCAAAGTCGTAGCAGGTGTGTCAAACCAGTTTGTCTCACCAGTGATCTTCTTGATCATATTCCCAAACCACGAAAGTACGTTCGTTAAAAACCCTGTGTTGCTAGATGGAGATTCACTCTGATCGACAGTCTTTTCCCCGAGTGCACGGTCTGAAATTGCACCAGTACGGAGGTTTTCTTCTCCGACACCACCAGGGGTTCCGTCTTTGAATGTATCATCCGGGTCAAGGGCGGCAAATAAATTGTCTAAGTCATAACTGATCCCTTCTGGTCCGGCAGTGCCGACTGAACGCTGTCCCTCTTGACCGCTAAATGTTCTTTTTGGTTTAGCCATTTTATCACTCCTTACAACCTGCTACCCTTTGCCCTAACAGGTCTGAATTCAAATGCACAACCATAAATGACGGTTGGAACATCTTCTTGCAGATTTTCAAATTCCATCTGTACCCTGTGACCAGATGCAGATACTTTGGAGCGTGTTGTCACTTGGTTTCTAAAGCCCCAAATGCCGCCCCAGTCGTCACCCCAAATGAAGTTGTCATACACGTCAGCTTTGACGATCTCGTTTTCCATTGTATCGTCTACATATAGCCTCATGGTAACAATGGACGTTTCTTGTTCGGGTTGCTTGAAACTCATGTATAAACGCAAAATTCGCTTCTTGTGGAAGGGAAAGTCTAGGTTATACTGTTTTGTGCGTACTTTCATAGGAATAGGGCTACCGTCTGCATCTGAACCGCCAACATTCATTTGAAGAATGTATCCGTTAGAACCGACTAACAGATCACCATTACGCCTAAGCAGGAAGCAATTCGCTTGAATATTCGTATATTCCGTAAAGGCCATCGTTCCCCAATCCATGACCAGAATGCGATTGTTTCTCTCGCCGTGTTCATCGGTATAGGCTAACATGTACTTCTGGTTGATGGCATCGAATATTCCAAAGCTGACTTCTGGCTTGTTGATACCGTTGATGATGCTGTTCACCTTACTATTTGTGAGGTTGGCAACCAGGTCTTGCCCTGGTTGTAGCGTCAACGTATAGCTTAAAATGGCTGGCGATATGGAATACAGACCGCCATCACCAAGAAACGTCAAACTATTCGTAGTCAAAACAATACTTGAATTGGATACAGTACCAACTCCTGTAGGGATTTTCTCCCATATAGCATCTATTTCGGGGTCCATGCCGCGCCAAATCCAAATGCTGTGCTTAAAAAACACCATGACCGCATCACCGAATATGGTTAGTCCTGTGATTGGGCCATCACCAGTTGTGGGATACATCTTTGATGTTTCTTTGAAAAAGTCGGGCGCACCAGGTTCGCTAAAGTAAAGTGCAGCCTTATCTGTCGTATTTCCTGCACAGAAGAACCGCATGCTTTTTGGGTGCCGGACAATCATAGTACATTTCTTAATTGGCGAAAGGTCATTTTCTTCATCGTCATAGGCAGCAACGTCTTGCACGGTGCTCCCATCATATACTCTGTACTTGTTTCCATCCACGAAAAATACCTTGTCTTGGTGGAACATATAACCAATTTTATCTGTAGCCACATCGGCAATCTCCGTTGATACTCCTGCATCTGAAACCTTGCAAAGTTTAGTGCCAATGATCGCCAACAACATTAAACTACCATCATTCTTTCCCCACTCAATGAGTTGTTCTACGGGCTTTTCATAACTATTTTCATTAATTCGTTTCGTGCCCTTACGCTTCTGTAGACCGCCCCTTTCCATTAGATCAACATTTTCTGCAAGAGTTAATTCGTTGTCCATCAAGTTGTCAAGAGCAGTGTCTACGTTAAGCCCACCACGAAAGTCATAGTATGATCTTAATTGATTTAACGACATAACATCACCGCTCTACTCTAATACTTTTCGGGCCTCTGGTTCTCCTAAGTATATTAAATACCCTCATTGTGTCCTCTCGGAACATCTGCATGTGCCTTACTCCATCAGGGTTCGTATCATCATCCTTGAGCTTCCACCAAGCAATCACATAAGTAACTAGCACTTGGTGAAACGCAGGGTGTACCTCTGGCACGTCTAATATTCCAGAAATGGGTTTCGGCAATCTTCGATAGTGCACAGTGTACTTGCCAGGATGGTCAAAAGCGATCATGTTATCTCTAGTCCGAAAGTGTTCATAAGACTTGCCATTCGCATCTTCGACTTCTCGAATGTTTGTTACCGTTGGCGGCAACTCGTACCATTCGTCTGCCTTTGGGATATACGCATGAGCCTGCTCGTATATCAGTGCTGTATCGCCAATGATGTTCAAAGCTCTGTTAATTGCAGTTACCGCTTCCGGATCGTCTATAAACTCGTCCACATAGTTTTCTGCCGCCCTCTTAATCTCTATGCCCGTCATTTAGGTTCACCTCCTGCTCCTGCGTGTCCATTCCATTTCTGTAGCTTGTTTTATAGTCCAGATTGAATCGCCATGCGGTTCAACAACTGTCCACATTCCATCACGGGGCGGGAATGGATCAAAATGCACAACATCAATATCTAAGTCTGTTGGAAAGTATGTTCTTATGAATAGACCTATATTCATGTCCGTTGGCAATCTGTGTAGGTGAGAAATACCGACCAAAATAAATGCTCCAAATCTTCGGATAACGTCCATTCCGATATTCAAGTCTGCTGGGAATAAACGTTTTTCTTCCAAACCTATGCTAACATTCAATGGAAGTCTGGACTTTACTCTCAATCCAATCGAATTGTACGTCCTGCTATTCAAAGGTTTGCTGTTAAGAATATCGCCCACCCCCCACAAAGAAACACGACAACCAATCCGCCAGCACCTCCAAGACACGTTGCAACAAAGTCGAGAAGTTCTGGCGTTCCCTTTTTCAACAACCAATCCCAAATGATTTCCTTCAGTACCCCCACAATACAAGAGGTGATAAGGCCCCAAAGCGGAGTGAATATAACTCCGACAACAAAAGCAATCCAAAACCCGGCAACCAAATGTTTTCTTTTGTCTGCTGCCATGTAATTCACCCCACAAAAAAGAGCCTCCAAAGGAGACTCTTTGATTTTTTAAGGAAACACTCTAGCGTAAAAGTGCTCGACATTCTTCGGATTTGTCTTGGCGTAGACTTGTGTTGTTTTTACACTTTCATGTCCAAGTAGATACTGCACAAGTTCAATAGGCTTCGGTTCTTTGTTAATTGTTAGTAAAAACTGAAAGTATATTGCTCTATTCCTCTACTTGCTTACCACAGTTCGGGCAAACATACCCTGCTTCAGTCTTATCCATCTTTCTGCCACACGTCGGACACCGTTTCGGGAGGTTAAGCATGATATAATCCCTCCAGCTCCCCTAAAATTAAAGCAATTTCATCCTTGACCTCATCAATCTCTTCCTCGCTTGCATCAGTAGCCAAAAGCCTGCTGTGGGCTTCATAACGATCCTTTAGCAAATTCTCTAGTTCGGATATTTGACGTTGACGGTCTTGTTCTGCTTTTTCGGTGAGTTTTTGCTCTTTAGTCTTATACGGGATTTTCAATGTCTAAAACCTCCCCTGTTTGAGCGTTGAACCATTTCGGAAATCGTTCTTCATGCGGTGCATCTTTGCCATGCTGTTGTCGTAGCTCAACCCACATAATCCCCTCATCATCCCGCCATGCTCTTACTACTTTGTCTGTTTCGAGTTCTTCTACCAAAACATCTGCGCCATTAGGAACCTCAGAAAAGTCTAGTTCAATATCATCAAAGAGTACTTTGTCGTTGTCAAAAGTATATGATGTCGGGTTATCCCCACGCTGGACATTGTATTTGATACGCATTATTTCCACCTCCCGATGGCTATCGGTCTGGCTTGCACTGTGTCTCCTTCAACCCAAAGCTGATTTATGACATATAATCGGACCAGGGCAGATGTTGCGGTGATGCTTGTCACGTGTGGGTATGAGACGCCCCGAGCGTCCGCTTTGGGGAGGGACACGTTTGAAATCACCATTGCCCCGGTATTGGCAAAGGCAACCGGAAACGTCCAAGTATATATAAGTAGCGCAGGATCAGCATATGTTAGTGTCAAAAACCCACTTGGTATGCATATTGCCATCCCGCCACTAAGCAGTACATAGTGGCCATTTTCATTGGAGCCTTGTTCGACGATTCGACTACCCGCCAAAATATCCAACGCCTCTGCGACTTTCGTAGGCTCCCATTCATCAGGCACAGGGTTGGAGGGAGTGTACTTACCTGCATCTTTAACAGCCTTTTTAAGCGTTACAACATCCATAGCTACACCTCCACCCAATCGACACCGTTGGTTATCCAAGTATCAAGGTCAGCATTAGCAAGTGTGAAGGTTGTCCCAACAGGCACACTGTCGGCAGGAGGTCTATCAGATAAGTCTGCTCCAAAGATATTTCCAGATACTTTCACTTTTAAGTTACCATTTTCGTCAAGATTTCCCGGCTTGGCCTTGCCATCATGACCCCTAAAGCCTAACCTTAACAGGAGATTATCAAGCATTAGTCATCCACCTCCCAATCTGCACCTTCTTCTATGAATAAACCTTCTAGGATTTCTTTCAGTTTTTGATATGTCCCAGCGGTGAACCGGTTCTCGATGTACGTCTGTTCTACGGTGTCGTCCCACGCTCTAACGGTAGTTCCCTCGTACCCTCTTTCTAGGTCACTAAACACATTACCATCCTTGGTGTTCACCCTTATGATTTCAACAACATCGTCCCTTGTTCTTGGTTTGTAGAGTGTAATTAAAAAGGGAGTGGCTGGAAATAACGACCCATCTTGCACAGTTAGCTCTGTATCGGATACACCTAGAACGCCAACAAGTTTAGTTGCAGCGTTATTAGAAACGTTATACATTCCTCCACCCCCTATTTCAAGTATGCATCATAAGAAATTTCATGTTCGATATCTTGTCTTTTGAAAGGGTATTCCACTGCACCCGACACGACCTTTCGCCAAAATGCAACAGGCTCCGAAAAATCTCCGTCCATGAGGGTCAGTGTACTCATATAGCTACCAGGAACACCGCCATTGTCAAATGCGTATTGGATGTTAGCGGATGAATCGCCCTCTGCCGCACTAATAACAATGTTTTCGTAGGTCAGGTTTTCATCATCGGATTTCACGAATAATATCCTTTCGCTGGCCAACGAATTTCCTATAACAACCGTTTCTTTAGTTCTGTCTGGATTTTGAAGGGTCACTTCTTCTGTTGCTTCTTCGTCAAAATATACTATAAGTGCCACTTAAATACACCTCCCTTTACAAGAATATGGCGGGGAAAAGCCCCGCCCTACCCTCTTCGCCAATGTTTAATATTTGCCAACTAAAGTGATGGTAATGCTCCCCTCGGTTGGCTCTGTTTCTGTTGGTATAATCACAATGCTCTCAATTAAGTGGCTAATTTTCTTGTATTCCTCTACGTCTGGTACTGCCTTGACCATCTCAAAAGAAGATAAGCGAATACCCGTGTAGGGGCCAGCGGTAATTGAGAATCCTGTCGTTGTGGCTTCTTCATCCTCGGTAATAGGGTTGAAGTTCAGAAGGCCATCTTCGGTCCCCATAACATGAAGATCAGAACCTTCTTCTCCGGCAAATCCCAAAACCAGATCTTGGTCATGACTGTTTGTGATAAACAGATCCCACTCCTTATACTTTGCTACATCTGGAAATGAAATCATGCGGGTTCCATCGTCTCCTGTATCATCCTCGCCCTCTGGGGCGACTACTCGTACTTCTAACTTATTAGCAAGAACAATCCGTTCCTTTTCTTGCTGTTTTAGGTATTTAAACTCAATAGCGGTTCCATCCTCGCTATATAACACAATGGGTTGAATTGCACCCTTTTTCGGTTTGTAGGACATAAAAGCACCTCCTTATTTGTGTACCCTGCTATGAGAATTCAAACCTTGCTTTGTGGTGAATTCCTCACCGCAAACTGCACACACATGTTTATCTGGTGTATTCTCTGGAATTTCAGGCGTTTCAATATTCTCGGGAGTTTTATATACCTCTTCTGCGGTAATATCGCCCTTTTTGAACATCTTTGTTTTCTCAATCGCTTTTTCCTGCCAGCCAAATGCGGCCGTGAATACACCTTTCTCAAATTGAATCGTGCCTTGGTTACTATGAAGTGTAAGGTTTTTATACCTCGATTTATAGCGTTTCATAAAAAACCTCCATTTTTAGAGATAAGGGGAGGTCTGGCCTCCCCCGTTATCACTAAGCGTCAACCGTCCAGTCGGACATATCAATGTTCATCCAAGCGTGTGCCTTTGGCAGACGGAGTTCAAGTCCTGCTTCCGTCATGTACTCGTCTCTCCAACCATCAGCATCGTTGGGCTGAATGTTGGTTTTTAGAGTGGTATCACGAGTGCTTAAAGGACGGTACTTCAAATTCTTCATGTCAAGGCCAAGAACCAAGCCTTGGTATGCCCTTTCCAATGTGCGGGAAGGTACAATGAACAGATCGCCGTGGAACGACTTGTATTGCTTCAAGCGCAGACCGTATGTTTCCTCGCCAGACCTGGTTTCGATGTTGTCCCTGGCGAACTTGTTGATAGCCGCACCAACCTTGTGGGAGCAGATAAGAAGTTTCTTGTCGCTTCCATGGGTGAACAACTTTTCGCAGAAGTCCTCGAACACGTCCTCGTCAAAGGTGGAGTTGGAAGTGAACTTCTGATCTTGGATGAAATGCAATACGCCACCAGTGGTATTCCGTGCTTCATTTGGATCTTGGTAGGGCTTACCGAAGATCATGGCACGTTCAATGGCCAAACGGTGTTCGATTGCCTTGTCTCTACGCAGACGATTCCTTTCGGTTTCGGCAGTGCGTAATTTCTCGGAAGTGGAAGTCATGGATTGATCGAAGGGTGTACGGAAAATTTGCATTCTGTTACCTCTGCCAATTTGGCAGCGGGTGGGTAGTTTCGGTTCCTCCCACCTCTCATAGTCGCCTATGAGTTCAGACTATATCATCACCCTATTGCTAGGGGGTTGGCGTGTAGTCGTTGAGGGTTCTACTTGACATAATCTCACGTTAGTGCTACAATACTCCTATGGAAAGGAGTGATTCAATGAAAAAGATATGTTTGAATTGCGGTTCGGAATTTGAAGCCAAACGCAAGAATAAGATTTACTGCAGCAAGGAATGTAAGTGGCAATACAGAAACGACAGAAAACCACGCTTGACTAACAAATCATACCTCAAAGCCAAAGAAACAAGAAAACGACCGATACCATCAGACGCCAAACAAGTTATCATTGGAGGGCTTTTAGGTGACGGTTGTTTAGTCAAGAGTACAAGTCACTACCGCTTCAGCATGTGCCATGCGGAATCCCAAAGAGAATATATGGAATTCAAACGAAACCTTTTAGGCGACCTTATCCAACAAGACAAACCCAATGAATATAGTAGGGGTCGGTATCGCCAATTGCATTATCACAGTATCTCTCATCCCGAACTTGACAAATTCCACTCGATTGTTTACCAAAACGGCATTAAGACTGTATCGAAAGAATGGCTTAACATGTTAGAACCGTTAGGTCTGTGTATATGGTATTTAGACGACGGTTCCTACAATTCAAATCCTCGATCTAGACAAATGAGCATATCTACCGACAACTTTGGATTAGAGGGTAACGAACTCATTGCGGATTGGTTCCAAAAAAATCTAGGATTCAAACCACATATCTCTCGAAGAAATTACGCTACAACTTTTTCCAAAGCGAAGGTAAGATACCGTCTGGTAATCAACCGTTCAAACGTACCAGCATTCATAGAACCATTTTACGATTTAGTTCCGCACTGCATGAGATACAAGCTGCCAAGCAGCCTTCCCTGCTGATTGCCTGCGTCACCTTCGGATTTTTAGGGGTCGCTGTGAAGTCGCCTCCACAGTAGCCTACCGATAGGATACTTGCAGATGTTCCAGCATATAGCCAACTTTTCGCTAGTAACTTACGCTACTAGGCACCCAAATTGAGTGAAATTCTCGCCCTTCGTTGGTTGGAGTAGTTTGCTACCAGGAGCGCTCGAAAATTCTTCCATTGCGTTGCCCAAAATCAATAGTTGAGCGTCTTTGGGAATGTCCGTTAGAGTAGCTCCTGCTTCTAGTGCTTCGTATCCTCTGATAGCTTTGATTTGATCCGTTCCGCCGGAACTCGTGATCTCGGTTACATACAAGACCTCATCAGTATCAGCAACCTTGACAAGATCCTTTGGCTTGAACATGGAGTTGCTTTCCACGCTGATGGTTACTTCATCGCCAGGGCCACCGGTTGTGACCGCGGTAACCACCTTGCCCCACCAATCGACTAATTCCGAGTCATACCAGTAGAAGTAGTTGGTCTGTGTGGTTTCCTTGCGGGCCTTCATCAGAATTACCGCAAATGGAGTAGCGTCTGGATATAACCTCGCTATCTCCTTTGATACATCTAAATCTCGTCTAGCTCTGTCAATAACTTTGGTTGTTACAGCCATTTATTATCCCTCCAATTATAAAGCACTAGAGGGTTTCCTCGTAGTGCTTATAGGTCAAATATTCCTGATGTTCCTGCCGCACCGAAGATGTCACTTAACATCTTTTGTTCTTCGGTAGGCTCTGGTTTTTTTAGTACCTTGGAGGACGAACCCATCTTAGCAGCCTGCTTTTGCAGTACAGACTGTTTAGTCTGTTGCTGATTTAACAGATCCAATCCTTCCTGTTGTGCCTTAATCGCCTTCACCCTGTCATAAGCGGCTCGGATTGCTAGAATTTTTCCTTGCGGACTTGCTTGTCCTACCGAAGCCAAGTTCGGATCTTTCTCAAACTCCGCTGCGATTTCATTGCTTAAACTTTCAAAGTCAGGAAGTTGCCTAGCCACCTCTTCTTTTGCCGCCGACCACTCCTGAACAGTCCTTTCGAACTCCATGCGTTGCCTGAATGGCATGAGTTTTTGTTCTACTTGTTTGTCCAAAAGTTGGGCATATTGAGGAACCAACTGTTTCAACTGCTCTTGAAGTAGTGGTGTGACCATCTTATTTAGGGTCTCTTGCGGGTTTTCGTACCATTGATCTAACAGCGCAGAAGGGTCTACCTTTTCCTCTTGCTTCTGTTGAGGTTGGCCAGATTGTCCTTTCTGTTGAGCTTGTTGCATGGCTTGCAAATACCCTACCAGTTGTTGCATTTCCAGTTGTTGTTGTTGGTACGCTTGACGAAGTTGTTCGAGTTCCTCATTGGTTTTTGGTTCTTCTTTCCGCCTTTGATCCTTGGGCTTACCTCGTTCTTTCTCGGCTTCGATGTACGCCTTTTCAAGATCCTCGACTGAAGTGAAGGTATCTAAGTCCCTTCCCAAATAGTTCATTAGGTTAATATAACCCTGTTCCAATTCATCCTCGTTCTTAAACTTGCCAGCATACAGCTTCGGTGCGGATTGTCCCTGTCCAGGGGTCCCTTGTTCTTCCGTATCGCCTTCTTGTCCTTCTTCGGCTTCGTCAACCTCGTTAAAGATTGTCTCTTCCGCTTCAGGGGAAGGTTGGGATTCGGCAATAGGTTCACCGAAAATGTCAGTTTTCATTATTGTGTTCCTCCTTCAATTTTCTTTTGGCGATTAGCCACATATAATAAAAGCCCGTTTAAGGCTCTTATTTCGTGAACAATTCCATTTGCTTTCATAGGTTCAAACTCTGAATTAATAAGCTCATTCGTGAGACTCTTAATTCGATTTTCGGCTTCACCCCTTAATATTGACCAACCTGCAGTTCTGGTCATTTCTTCGATATACCTAGCCTCTTCTATTGAGTGGGGTGTTACTTTCAACGTCTCACCTCCTTTCCTTTGGCCAAGCGTTTTTTGTGATTAGCTTTTGCCTTTTTAATCTTCTCTCGCTTTAATTCTTTCTTTTCCTTGCGTTCCATCTTATCCTCAATGTAGTCCCACTTATCCATAATTACCCCCCGGACACTACGGTTTGCAGTAAAGCAGGGTCTATCTGTCCTCCCCCTTGGGGTTCTTGCGTCATTTGCTCTTGCATCGCTTGTTGCTGCATCATCTGTTGTTGAGCCATCTGTTGTTGCATCATTTCCTGCATAACTTTTTCTTCACTCTTGACAATTCTGTCAGCGTTTCGCAAGTCGAATGAATCAACGAGTTCCCTTGTCAGGTATGAAATGTTAAAGTATGGGCTTTGAGAACGTAAAGCTATATCATACAGGGTCATAAGTTGTTGCCTTCTCATTTCTTTGTTAGCCGCTGGGTCAATCGCAGGTCCGGCAGGACGATAATCGAACTCGCCAACAATTTCAACGGGATCAATCATACGCCATTCTTCCATTCCGGCAGGTCCGGTTATCCGAACAGCCTTTTCTTCATCCACGAATTGTTGGTTGTTTAGATCCATCAACCTTGCAATTCGCTTGAAAAATGTGGACTCAAACAGCATAATCTTTACGTCAAAACGTATGCCGGCATTAGAAGTCTTGGTGACGATTTCTGTCGCAGTTTCTCGCCTGGTACTGTCAGCACCACGAACAACAGCAGGAACACCGAGCGTGTTCTCCATGTCCGTCTTTGACATTTGCTCTTCGGAGTAGGAACTTCCGGTAACGTCAGTCATTCTGAATTCATCAATATCGCCCATGTCGTCAACGTGAATGATCCCATGCGGACGAGATACAAGTTCCGATTCATCAATGTCTGCACCACGCTTGACCTTCCACATCTTGTTCATGACCAGGGATATGTTGTCGATACGTTGGTTTCTGTGAGTGTTAATTTCCTCTTGGATGTCAGCTACCAATTCGACAGCACTCATACCGTAAAACTCATTCGGTAAAGGTTCATAACTAGATACAGCAAAAGGTTTTTCAGAATGTCTCCAATAATGGTTCGGACCATCATAAATGACTTCGCTTCGGTTGATTAGAAGGGCGTAACGCTCGTCCTCCCAATAGTTGAGGACTTCATATTGTCGCAAGTTGTCATGATCGTTCCCCTCATCATCAGTGGCGGGGCTGATACCAACCTCGCTTTGCCTTTCCCATTTCCCTTCTTCTAACCCACTAGAAGGCCCGATTTTTTCCCAGTCAACATTAAACACATTACCACCGTGTGCTTCTTGCAATACAGCTATCTTTCCTTCGATTTCGGCTCTTGTCAACCACTCTCTGTGAAAGACATACCTTGCATCCTCAATGCTTTGCGCTTTCGGATCAACCCAAAAATCATAGAAGTCAATGTTGATCAATTCGTTACCGTCATACGTCACTTCAGGTTGTTCTATGATTTCTGTAACAGTCTGCATGATGGGTTGACCAGCTTCGTCAACGTGTATTCTTCCAAAGGGATCAAGAAGTGGCATTGTGTACTTGTGCTTCCTCTTGACCATTTTTTCTTCGTACTTCCAACCAACTCCCATAATGGCACAAGGATAAATCAAATAGCTGGTCACGAAGTCATATAACTTCAGTTTGAAGTCGTTTGTCTCCAACTGATCGTCAACGAGAAGAGAAGCAACCTTTGCCTTTTGTTCATTCATTTGTAGTTCTTCAAGCGACTGACCCTTGGCCTTTGGAATGAATTCCACATACGGTCTTTGGGAAGTAAAGGCTTTGACGATCCTGGAACGTAACGTGTCAATCTGCTCGTACACTCTGGGAATGTGTAGGTTTGATCTGCCATTCTTGGCTTGTCTTTGAAACACTCTGTAAAGTTTATAACACCTTGTGGCAATCTGATCGTACTGTTTGCGGTAGGTATCTGCATTAGTGAATCGGTCTAGCAATTCTCCAAGCACTTCTCCCTTTGTTAGTTCGTGTTCATTCACTTGTTCTTCGGGAGTTTCTTCGGTGGATAGTGCTTCCATCATTATATTTTCAATCTGCGAAATAGCATCATGCAAATCCCTCACCTCCCTTTAAGAATCTTTATATGGAAAGACCGTCCCTGTCCACTACGATTGCAAACATCAGCCTGCAAAAAGCGTGTCCTAGATGGTCGTCCTGTTTATCACCTGCGAGATGGGCAAATATATGTTGCAAAGCATGGTTTAGGTGTTCCTCTGTAGTGATCTTTTTCCAATTATCTCTACCATACTTCTCCGATCCCTTTTGCAAAATACCAGCTAGCTGGAACATCGCCAATGGATCTAGTTGGTCAAAGGCGTAGTCCATTTTAGATTGTTTGCCGCCATACTGGTTAACGTCCATCGGGGCATCTTGACCAACACCTTTGATTTTGCGTTCGTTGCCCTTGAAACCAAACGTTATATAAGTTCCATTACAGTTAGCGCAAGGGCTTTCAACCATTTCGGTACCACAATTAGCACAAAGCATCTTTTTAACCTCTGCGGGTTGATTCACGCAATTTAACCTCCTTGATTAAAACTCTTACGACTACCCAGGGCCAGAATACAAATCCAGCCATGTCGTCAACGAGAATGTCACAAGACAGTTTTCTGCAATCGCCACCGTATTTTTTAATTCGGTCAAAGCAATTATTGTTTATGTGATGAAACGAAACACCTTGCTTGTCGCACCAGCCTACAGCACCATCTAAATGCTTGTCCACTCGGCAAGTCCAAAGAATAATCGTATGCCTTCTCTTTAGCCACTTTAGAACAGGTATAGCAAGAAACTTCGGCTTGATAATGGTCGGGTACTTTGTCTTGGCTATGGTTTGATCGAAATCCACACCAATGACTAGCTTGGGTCTGCCTTTACCGGCGAATACCATATCTCCCTTAATCCCCTCTCCTTATCCCACACAAAGGATTGACTGGTTGCAATAGCACCCACATAACCAGACGTGTAGTGCCACGAATCGGTAGCGGTTACGCTCGACAAGTTCCTAACCTTTACGCCATGTTCTTCCTTCACTTGCTCGGAGTGTAAATGCCCCAAATGCCACTCCCTGAAAAGCGTCCTGCCCCACGCTTCTGGGGCTTCTACCTGCATGTTGCCAAAGATCCTTTTCCTCTCCTTGTCACCATGTGTGAAACCAATCAGACACTTGCCGAATTCAACGTATTTTCTTGCGTTAGGTCTTGTGTCAACATGCACGTTTTCGTTATTCCTGTACCACGAAGCTAGGTTGAAAACAGCGTACCAAGACACTTGTGTGTCGTGGTTCCCAGGTATCTGGAACACCTGCACAGGTGCAATCTGCGATAAGGTATCTATGGCAGCGATAAGAAGTTCGTTACCCTTCATATACATTTTCTGCCACCTTGAATCGTTGTCCTGTTGTGTCCCTTGCGTTGTGTTACCGTAAATATCATTGAAATTAAAAAAGTCATTCCCGACAGGAAAGACTATTTGCTCGAACGTATGGTTTTGCGCCCGTTCTACAATGTCGGATATAACATCCATGAATCGCCTTTCAGCAATCTTGGAGTCGTAGTTCTCACCTGTTTCTGGTTCCCAGGCCAGCTTTGATAAGTGTAGGTCAACAATCGGGACTTCTAACATTAATCCGGAACGTACACGTTTTATGGGGGATACCCTGGGGATGTTCCACTCGTGATTCAACACTAGCTCGTGAATCTTTTGAAGCTGGTAGTCTTGTTTGCGGTACCGTTCTAACTCTTTGAACGCATGCTCTACTTCTTTTTGTTGCAGCTTCACAAAGTATTGGTGTTTCTTGCGCTCTAGTGACTCCTCGACCAGTTGGTCAATGTCCCCCTCTAAATCTTCGTCCAGATAAGGAACATCATCCTTTGTTATCCCGAATGCGGTTTTGATTAGAATGAAGTCCTGTCTTGGTATATCTAACTCTCTGCATACCGCATTGATGGTCATTTTTTGTTCACAATACAACTGCTTCAACAAATACAGATCAGCTTTGGTTATTTCGACACGCCTTAATTCTGTCTGGACAATGTAATATTCACCGTGATCGGAGATAGAAGGCCCCTTCTCTTCTTTCCCCTCTTTTACGCCAGCTAGAACCATGCCATTGGTTTTTCTCCATCGGTACAAGTAGCTTCTTACGGAACCGTGAGAACGCCCCAGTTCTTCGGCTATCTTTACTGTACCCAACCCAGCTTCGTATAACTCTATGGCCCTTTGTCGCCAGTCAGACAAAAGTACACCTCCTACGCCCCCTAAAGTGTTGTCATTTGATAAGGCTCTTTTCCATTAAGAATCTTGGTCAATGCCTCTTCCACTTCTTCAATTAAATCTTCAAGGGCTTTGGCATTACCCCGGTAACCATCGCAATCTATCAGTACATCACGAACAACCGCAACACGTTTCAAAATTTGCTCCACGGTCACCTCCTGCTTGTAGACCACAGGATCTCTGCGGGATATGAGGATCACCTTACCTTTCTATTACAGCTAGCCATGCGTTGAACTTGAATAAATACAAATCCAAACTGAATCGTTCACAATAGGGTTCACTACCAACTTCTACCCCTAGTTTGAACTCCCCCTTGCTTAAAAGTGCAATCCCAGCTTTTAACCTGTATTTCTTCTTCACGGTGACCACCTCAGCTATTGAGATAAGTGATTTTGTAATGGATACCCCTCTAGCTCCCATAAGCGTTCTTTTATACGTTTCTCGCAGATGTTAAGTGCTACATTTATATCGAAATTGTCAGGGTCTACACATGCAGAACTTTCAACTAAGACGAAGCCGTTCTTTAACCGGCAAGCCAATATGGCGCATTTGCCAAACAACGTCACAACGTCTTTTTCTGCTTCGTCATACATTCTTTCAATGTGTTCTTGGGTTATTTTGTTTTCCATGCTCTTTCCTCCCAATTTAGAATGGGGTGGGAGGGATTCGAACCCTCCTTACGCTAGTCCTCCGCTTTATAGCACCATAGCGTCTAGCTTTGCCTCTCCGTGCCTTCGCATTGTTCCGGCACGGTCAAGACTTTCAGCGTCTGTCCAGTTGGTGCGTTTCGCCACCACCCCATGATTGAAAATGGGCGGGAGGTTTCTTTGCACCTCCGCGCCCCATGCGCCCCAAGGTAGCTATTCTCGGCGGCACAAAATTAGTATCCAGTGACAGATGATACAACCGGCTCCAATTCCCTCTCCCTCACTATCCTTCTCCGCTTCCGCTCTTCCTTGCTGACGGGTCTTGACATAGGGCATAGCTGATGAGCCTGTACCGCAATCGCCATTGCCATCACTCTGTCGTCATGGCAACCTTCCTGTGCAGCGGGTTTCCCCTTGGCGTTGATTACAAAGGTTGAGCATTCCTCCAACAAACCTTTACCGGAAATCAACACACTCCCTTCACGAATACCCCTTGCTAAATCATCCAGCATGATAGGACGAGTGGCTTGGTCTGTTCGCCATCCAACTCTATCTGTTGTTTCTATTTCCATCTTGTCGGGCGCAGCATGACGCCGATAGATCCTGTTATATCCTGTTCGCACAATCGCCTTGTTTGTGCTAATTCCATGATTATTGACCTCGACCGCCAACCACGCCCGATTAAAATAAATAGCTAACTTAACCAATTCTTCGCCAAATAAGTCCGGATCAATATGACCGTGCCATTCTGCCACCTGCTGACCCGTATCTCGATTCAATACTTCACCAACAGAATAGTCGCCCTTCTCCAATCCCTCGGCAACATCACCACCTACAGAATACGTTCCATTGCGTTTCGGATAAGCCCAAACCTCTAAGTAACCATCAGGATTGGGAACAAACCGCACCCTCGTACCAGTGTCCACCTTTAACTGACCATTTTCCAGTCTGCGATATGTTCCAGGCACTAACTCCAAGTTCCCTCGAACGCCTTCGCTAATATACGATTCTGTTGCCAATAAGTGCTTGCGACCAAAGTAAGGACGACCAGACGCTATAAACGCTTCCCTTGGATTCGCAGGATACTCTTGGCGAAATGTATCTATATCTCCACCACACTTATCGGCAATCGTAAACCTGCGCCAATGTAACTGCTCCAGCGTTAAATTATATAACTCTTTAATCTGCCTTTCCTCAACATCTAAATTCTTGGCAAATTCCTCTTTGGCTTCTTCACTGTCAAAGGGTTTCTGGTATTCCTCCAACTCCCACCAACCAAAAAAGATCGGTGTCCATGAACTCTCACCAGCTACCGCCCTTTGCCACATACTGTGAAAGTAACCGCCCACTCCATTAGCTGTACTCTCTATTACCGCAAAACTATGGGGGCTGTCCGATAACGCCTGCAACAACGCCTTCATGGTTTCTTCCGCATTGTCCCAAAACGCTACCTCTGAACAGTGCAACCCAAGTAACGTGCTAGATCGACCAATGTCTTTGCTTCCAGCAGTCGCTACTCGTAACTGACTGTCTAAATCCGCAAACACTAACTCTTTCCTGTTGGAAAACTTCGTCTTTGGCTTTACTTCCATTATGCTTCTGTCCGGAAACGAAATCTTGTTCGGTAACGCATCGTAAAATCGCTGCGACATTCGATATAAGTTTGTACTCGATTCCTCAACGTGTGCCGCTACCAACGAATTGAAGTTCTTTAGAGTGGAAGTCCGCTTGAATAACTGGCCTTGTACCCATGTGCTCACACCCATCTGACGAGCTTTCAATATGATAAAGCGGACCGGCTTTCCAAGCTCCCTTAATTCGTCAACACGCTTTTGTAAATTATCCTGGATTGCGTTGTATTTGAAGCTGATCTGCTCCATGTTCTTGGTCTGGATCTTCAAAAACTTCTCCGCATATAACCTGTCGTTTTGGCGTAGCTCCTTCGCCATCTTCACCGACTGTTTCAAAGCTACACCCCCCCATAATTACAAATACATCAACGTAAACTCCCTGGCATCACTGTAATCCCATCCACGTTCCATTAACCTCAACATTTCTTTCTTATGCCTTTTTCCTTGTCTAACAAAGTCAACCGCATCGTGAAATGCGAACACCTTGCTATCAATTAGCTCCATAACCTCTGCGGCTTCTTCGCTCACACAAAAATCAGACGAGACAAAACAACCACCCTCTTTGATAATCTCCCAATCATCAGCAAAATCATCAGCAAAAAGATCCCCCACTTCGGGAATCCAGTCTGACCGATCTCCGGTCGGATGGATAACAACAATTCGTTCTGTTTCCATACTCTGTGCAAGATAAACGCCCTCGGGCCAGCAAGCTCTCCTCATTTTTCCTCCGTTATTCTTAAAACGTTCTAAGGCTTGTCCGAATGTCATTTTTACTCCCCTTCTCGTTTTGTCGTAATTAAACCGTCCGCTATACAACAAATCGCTTGCTCTAACATAATACTCTCAAACTCTTCCTCTATCTGTAACGATCCGAAATGTAAGTGCAATAGCTCATGCACTACCGTTTCCTCTACGTCCTGCTCCCACGATGTGTTCCTTGGATAGTCAATCGGATCAAGAATCTTTATCATCGCCTGCTTGCTCCTTAACTCGTAAATAACTTCGCCAGAACTACTACCATGATCAAATTCGGAACTTCGAGCAAAACGGATCTTAATGTCCCAGTCCTGTAAACGCAAACGCTTTTGCCAGAACCGCAACATGTCCTCTAGCGATTTAAGGTTCATTTCTTGTCTCCCTTTTGTTAGTTTTTACCAGACCGCCTATGCCAAAATTAGGTTGGTTTATTTTTGGGAAATCCCTTTTTCTGGAAGGGGCTTTTTGGGTTTGGGGTTTTTGGTTTTTTGGTTTTTTTGGGGAACCGTTAGTGGGGTATACCTATATATAAACACCCCCTACCTGTTAAGGGTACCCCTCCCATCCTCCTTCCACCATATATCCTCCCAAACCTATCTTATAGATATAATACCT